ATGGGGGTGGCGTTGACAAAGGCGCTGCCGTTCCAGATTTTGACGCCGACGGGGGTCAGACTGGTGTCAAGCCAGATCTCGCCAACGCTGTTGCCGGCACTGCCGCCGGCTGCCGGACTGGCATTAGGTGCAGTCGTGCCAACGTGAACCGGGCCGACTTTGATGATGGTGGCACCAGTGCTGTCCTTGAAGAACAGGCCGGGACTGGTGGTATTGGTGTTAAGGGCAATTTGGCCGTCGGCAATCGAAGTCGTCGGGCGCTTATTTGCAGTGCCGCTGCGAAGAGACTTATGCGTCGAGGCCATTCCCTTAACTCCAATAGGACGGGATTACTGGAGCAGTCTAGTATTCGCCGTCGTCAAGTACCACGTCGTAGGTCTCAAAAACGTAGGTGAAGTCGCGCCAGGCGGTGTAGTAGTTGGCGTTTTGCAGTTTTATCAGGACGTCGCCGGGTCGCCCGCCGATGGGGACGTTCTCGGCGCTATAGACAAAACTTTCTGTGCGGTGTGACATCAGAAGGTGCCATCGTCAACCACACCGATTGTCATTTCACCCGTAGTGTTGTCGACCAGCACTTCAGCAGATTCAAGTACCACGCCGATTTGAGATGTGGTGGCGATTTGCGTGCGGCCCCACAGCAAGACAAGTGCATCTCGGACGTCCGTCACACCGGTCATGTCCGGGGTGAAGTAAGTACCGTCCGACAAAATGTCGTAGTCGTTGAAGGTGCCAGTAGCACCAGAGACAACAGCGATCTTGGTCCAGTTGGCTGTGGTGCCCTGGCTGAGAACCCAGTCGCCGACTGCCAGTGATGCAATAGGAGCCGGCGTGGTGCCGGTGCCGGCCACCGTTGTAATCAGATAAATACCGTTGTTTTGTGGGTTGGGTGCGCCAAGCGCTTGGCCCACAGTCAAACCAGCTTCGGTGCCGTACTGGTTGAGGGTGGCAACGGTGTTGGTACTGGCGTTGTAAGTGCCACCGAAACGGATGTTGAGCTGGGTGGGGCTGCCGTAACCGACAAGCAGCCAGTAGCCGTTGGGAGTTGGGCTGACTGTGCCGACCCAGATGTAGGCCGAGCGGTCGGATGGGTTGATCCACCACTGACCGGCAAATTCCGGCGTTGGAGCACTTTCGCTGACTTGGGCGATGCCGTAATCAGCCAGCTGGGCAGCAGTAACGCTGTTGTTAGCAAGGAACGCACTGCTGAAAGTACCAGTCGTGATCTTGCTGGCATCCAGGTTGGGGATATCGGTTGAGGCCAGGACGTCGCCGGTGACGATGTGACCCTGGGCGTCAATCGAAACCTTGGTGTAAATACCAGCGGTGGCGGCGTTGCTGTGGTTGAGGACGCCGCCTGCCGTTACGGTCAGACCAGTGCCAGGCTGGATTGCGCCAGTTGCACCAGCAGTGGCGACTGGTAGATCCGCGGGGACAAGAGCGCGGAAGGTGGGGGTGGCGTTGGAGCCGGTGGTGGGGCCAGCAAAAACGCGGTTGGCGGCTTGGGTGTCAAGGCCGGTCGTGATTGTGGCAACGCCGGCTGCACTGACAGATGCACTAAACGTGAGGGGCGTGGAGTCCGAAAAGACAAAGCTCTGGACGCCGGCTTGTTGGATCCAGGCCGTGCCATCCCAGGCGTAGGCAAGTCCGGTATTGGTGTTGAACCACTGCTGACCTTGGAACGCGCCGCTGCCGCTGGGCGTGTTGCCGGAGATGATTGTGCTGGAATCGGCGGCAAGTTTGGCGCCAGTTACAGCTGCTGCGCCGATTTTTGCGGTGGTGACGGCGCCGCTCGCGATCTTGGTGGCGGTTACGGCGTCGGTGGCAATCGTGGCGGCAAAACTGCCGGTGCCCGAGCCGGTTACATCACCGGTCAGCGTGATGGTCTGGTCGCCGGTGTTCGTGCCGCTGGTGGTGCCGGAGTGGGTGCCGCTGAACGTGCCAGATTGAGTAGCGAGGGTGCCGAGACCCAGCGTGGTGCGTTGGGCGGCAGCATCGGCATCATCTAGGAGTGCCCGGCCGGCAGCGGTGCAGGCGATTTCTTCGACGTTGCCGGCGCCAGCAGTGGAACGCCCCAGCAGTACGTCGGTGCCGCTGGTGTTCTGGATCTTGGCGTAGGTAACGGCGTCGTTAGCCAGCCCGGCGGTTTCGACTGCGCCGGCAGCGATGGCGTCTGCGGTGACCGAGCCCGTGGCGAGTTGGGCTGCGGTAACGGCGTCGCTGGCAAGCTTGGCGGTGGTTACTGCGTCGTTGGCAAGAGCGGCGGTGCCCAGGCCGGCGGAATCAATTTTTGCGGTGGTGACTGCGTTTGCGGCGAGTTTTGCGGTGGTGACCGCCGAATCTTCAATGCCAGCCGTAGGCGCAATGACCTGTTGGTAGGCGCTGCCGTCGTAGACCTTCAGGTATTTGCTGGTGCTGTTGACGTAACCACGACCTTCAAAGTTGTCCGAGGCGGGCTCAACACTGTCGTAGGCAATGCTCGAATCGTTGGCGAGCTTGGCCGCAGTTACAGCGTCATCGGCAAGCGCAGTGGTGCCAAGTTTGGTGGCACTGGCCTGATCGATTTTGGAAATATCAATACTGGAAGCGTCCGCAAGGGTTGCTCCAGCCTCAAACAGATCTTTGGCGGTGACTTTTTTGGTCTCGCTTGCCGAAATGTCGACGATAGGCAGTACGTCGGTGGCCGCGACGTTGGCCTCGGGAAGCTGGTTTAATTGTGTAATGCGTTGATCGGCCACGCGCCAGCTCCGGTTACGGCGAGTCTCCTAGCAGTTTAGTCCGTCACCTCGGTCATGAGGAAGTCAAGGTTTTGCTGCAGACGCAGGCGATCCGTGTCTTCCTTGAGGATGTAGCCCGATGGCTCACCAATCAGCAGTTTGATTTCGCCTGTAGTTACAAAATCAATAGCGCAGTTAATAGTTTGATCAGGCCGCACTTCTACTCCAGTGCGTGTAATCATTGCATCAAATTCGTAATACACATCCGACGAATTTGAATACACAGCATCTTCAGTAAGTTGTAAAAAGCAACTGAACTCGCTGCCGATATCGGTGCGGTTAATTAGTTGCAGCATCAACAATGAGTTCTCCACCAGGCCGCTGTTGCTGGTGTTGAAGATGCAGTCGATGGAGCCTGACCCGCTGATGAGACCGGCGGAATACATTTTTTTGAAGCGGTCGGACATTGTGGTGGTGTCCAGCGCTTCGCGGTCGGTGTTAAACGTGAAGCCGGTTACGTCGCCAAGAACGCGCTCCACGGAACCGTAGACGCTGACGTTGATGTCAATCGGGTTGCCGGTAAATGACTCCAGTGGGTATTCAACAGTGCGGTTGTTGTTGATGGCGTTCGAGAAGTCGTTAAAGAGGCGGATGCCGCCGATCGCGTTGATATTTGAATAAGCAACTACTTCATTCAAAGTTGCTCCACCGCCGTCGGGCCAGGTGGATGGCGGCAAAAAGTCCAGGCCCCGTGGGTCGTCCGTAAAAATGCGGAGTTGATCTCCAGTCAGTAGGTTTTCAACGGATCCATCGAAACCGAAACGGTTGAGGATTGTGTTGACGTCGGCTGGAGATACGGAACTGGAGAAGGTGGTCGCGCTTTTGCGGCGTAGTTTGACTTTTCCGTAGTGGCCTAGGAAATAGGTCATGCGTCAATCAGCTCGCGGAACGCTCCATCCACGGTGAACTGGATCGCAACGGAGGTTAGTTCACCAGTACTGACCTGCAGAGAGGCGTTGGTGATGTAGGCGTTGAAGGCGATGTCGTCTTTGATGTCGGCACCGCTGCCGGCAGTTTCGCCGACGCGCAGCACCATGCCAACGCGATCGTTTTCGGTGACGCCAGCGGTGGTGGTCTTCATGACCTTGGCCAAGAACTGGTCAAACTGCGTTCCAGGTTCGGTGCCCGTGGTGCCTTCGCGGCGGTAATACAGCAGAGTGGCGCTGCCGGTAGCGCTCGATGCGCCGGGGGTATAGCTCTTTACGGCGGTGTCGACTGTGGTGGTTTCCAGCAGTTCGAGGGTGGTCTCCAGTGACCAGTCGCGCAGTTTTAGTGCCTTTTCGGAGGCGGTGGGATTGATTTCGCCGGTGCCAGCGCTGGTTAGGTACAGAGCCCCGGTGCGTCCGGTGTAGAAGGCCATTGCGGCAATCCCGTTTTCTTATGCCACTTTAGCGGCGGATGGTAAACAGATTATCGCTGAAGTCGGCGATAAGGGACTGGCCGTCAGTGGTGCAGGGATAGATGGTTGCCCGAACCGTAATTTCACCTTCCTCGTCCATTTGAACTTCGCTGACGCGGAATATGCGGCGGGTTGTGGTCTCCACGCCAAGCACAAACAGGAAGTTTTCGTAGTCGGCTAGTTGGGGTGCCACGCCGTTGGTGACGGTTACGGAGTTGACGTCGATCAGGCCGCGATCACTGCGGTACAGGCGGAAGTTGTAGGTGCCTGATACCAGGTTGTTATCCAGTGGCATGTTGAGTGCTCCGCCGACGCCGACCATGCCGGTGCGGATGGCGTCCCAGCTGTTTTGGCCGATATCTACGTACACAAAAGCGCCGGGTGATATGGGATCCAGCGTGGGATAAGTTTTGAACTCAACGGCCTGGCGAACGTAACGGCGAAGATTACAGATCAGCTTTCCAAACAAAATAGCTTGCTCGGGATTTGTTACGTACAACGACAGATCAAACGTTTGCCGGATTGCATCTACTTCAAGCGTGTCGGCAAGTTGGACTTCCAGCGATTTTTTCTTGGAGAAAACGGCGTCTGCAGGAATATCGGTGTAAATGATGGAGGCGATGATGTCCTGGACGTTGGAGCCGAAGTCCATGTACTCCTCTTTGTAGGAGTCTTCGATGATGTTGCCTTGGTTGAAGATGGCGCTTACGTTGATGGTGCGGGTGATTTGTCCGGTGTTGGGGTCGTAGGGCACTGCAGGCACCAGTGTTTCTCGGCCACCGATACGGGCAAACTCCAGCAGATTGAACGGAGCGACCTCAACCCAGAACTCGCGCCAGCTGCGGGGGCTGGCGATCACGCAGTCCATAAATAGGTTGTTGGCTTGGCAAAAACGCTTGGTTAGTGCCAGCTGGCGCAGGTCGATGGCGTTAACTTCGGCGTAATTACCGATGCCATCAGTGCTATCAAGCACGGTGTCCAAGAAAATGTCGGGCGCCAGGCTGCTTGCACCGTCAGGATCAGACGGGTAGTACACATAGCCCTCGTCCCCCCAAGCAGTCCCAAACTGATCGACGCCGCTGGTGCGGATTCTGCGGACGCGGCGGCCTTGGGTTGCAAAGACGCTGAACGAGCGCAGGTCTTGGATTGTTTTGCCCGAGTAGGCATTGAAGCCGTACAAAGCAAGGTTGTTGTACAGCTGGCTGGTTATTGCACCGCTGGCGTTTAAGGTCGTGTAATCAGAAAAAGGCTGGATGAGTTGTTCGGTAACTGCAGTAAGGGTTATTTCCGGCCCTGCGTCAAAGGAAAACTGGAGTTGCGTATCGGAGTCGTAGTTAAACAAGTCCCACTCGTTGAGGTCTGCAGGATTGTTGTTTTGAGGCGGGAAATTTCG